CATCATATAGTATTTCCAATTTTCTAGGGCATTAACTTTTTTATTCTGATCGTTGATACGAGAATGCAAACCGCGTTCCATTACTTCAAGCTTTTCAAGTATTTCTTTATTACTCATAGCTCGTTTTTCAGCGTTGTGCTGCGCAAGTTTTTCATGGTCTCCACGAGACGATCGTCTGTATTCTTCTAACCTATCGCTCAATACTTGTAAACGTAAATCTTCATTACGTCTAGTTTCGTCAACCGTACGTTCAATTTCTTCTAACTTTTCTTTTGTAAAAGCGATTACTTCTGACTGGACAGCAACGTTTTTACTAAGGTCGACCATAAGTTCCATTGATGATTCAACCTTGTTAAAGAACTTTTGGATTTGTTTGATATCACTTTGTATTAGGCGTATATCTGTTTCCCAATTAGTTTGTTCTTTTGACAATATATTATTCCTTTAATGCCTTTTGATAACGGAGGCTAGTGGCGAACTCCATGATTATAATATAATCACACTAGAAATGATATATCTATATTTATGAATATTGGGCTGGTTGGTTCAACAAAATAGACTTTTTTATAGCATAACTGCTATTCTTACTGGTCATACTGAGATTCGTATATGCCTATGATTTTCTTTTGTTGTTGAATGTATGCTCTTAAATCTGCAAGATTCAAAGCTATATCTCCATAACCTTTATCCGTTAAACCAAATATTGCCTTATCTTCAGATTTTAGTTTTGCGAATACTTCATCTACATTTTCTGGAGTTACAATTATAAATTCTATTTCTCTCATAGTTAATTGAGGAGGATTAGGAACAATTGGTTTAGATGGTTTAACGTATTCTGTTTCAGTTATTATTTTCGGCGGTGGTTCCACTATCGGATTTGATGAGCACGCCGCTAGCGATAAGATCATCGTAAACCCAAGGACACTCGCTATTAAACGCTTTTGCATTTTTAGCTTTCCTTTCATTATCTGTTAGTTCAGCTCCTGATTCCAATTCAAAACATCTAAAAGCTTTCTTAGAAGCTCCGTTAACGACCCTTTCTACTAATGTAGGCTTAGCAGCAGCTAATGCTCCTAAATCGTGGTCACCTAAGCGTTTTTGCAATTGATTTTTCTGTGCGTTAATTTCGCTGAATGATTTTTGCAACTCATCATATTGCTCTCTTTGACGTTCAAAGTTTGCTTGCATGTCAGCAATTGTTGCTAAGTTCTTTTCATTAACTTGAGCAATCTGATCTACTTGTGCTGTCAATGTGGCATTATATTGTACAAGTTCTACAATTTTGGCTTGGGTGGATTTGTAGTAGACTGCACCGCCTCCACCCATTGCCATGATTATAATGCCTAAATATAAGAATGATGGCATATTTTTAGATCAACGACTTACTCGTCGTCATCCTCGTCGTCATCATCATCTTCATCTTCGTCTTCATCATCTTCGTCTTCGTCGTCAGCTTTTGCTTCCATAGCTTTTTTATATTTTTCTTCTAAAGCCAAAGCGATACGATTGCTAATTTCTTCGCTGAACGTGTTATTGACTTCAACTGCATCGCCTTCGATTGCAGCTGCAATAATTTTTTCTAATGACATTTTACTGCCTCCTTTGTTTAAACTATATTCTATTTATACTAACTAAACATTTTAGCTTGAGTTGCTGGTCCAACAATACCATCTGCAGTTAAACCGTTCATCTTTTGCCATTTCTTTACGGCAGTAAGAGTTCCAAATCCAAAATCACCATCAGCTGTTACGCCAATAGCCTTTTGCATCTTTTTAACATCATCACCTTGCATACCTTTACGTAGAGTGCGTACTGCATTTGTAGATGTTTTCTTGGGGGCTGGTGCTTTACCGCCAAGGATTGCTAATGCTTCATCCCAACGACGATTACGGTCATCTAAACCAATAGTACCGCCATTAATTTTTTTAGTTAACCCTTTATTATCGCCTTTATCTGCCCATTTTTCTAACTTATTTGTAGACCAAAACCAACAAGCAGACTCAATAGCGCCCTTAGGCGTTGAAACATACTCAGCCGCTTCTTCGGCTGTCATATCTACTGTATTTGCGAATTGTGTGTAATTATTTCTGCCTGTAAGCTGCTTGATACCTCGACCCCTAAAGAGCCAGCCATCGCCGGGATTAACGTTTCCCAAGGCTCCTCGTTTGGACCTAAACTCATCTTGATAGACGTAGTTTGCAATTTTTTCTTGGTTTCTAGCGTAGTCTTTTGCATTTCTTTTACCCTTTCCAAAGTAACGACCAAACACTGAGTTTAATGCTTTTTCTGAATAATTAAGATTTTCTACTAAACGGGTAAAGTCTAATGACTCATGCGCACACTGAGCCATGAAGCCAGCGATACGATTGTTTGTATTGATTTCATATTTTTCAAACATAGGAACTGCTGCTTCATACCAAGCTTCAGGATTTTTATTTGAAGGAATCATTGCACTGAATTGTTCTAACGTAATCATGTTTTATCTCCAATAATGTCTCTTAGTCTTTTATTTTTTGAAGAACTATTCTTTGACGTCCATTTCTTTTGTCCTGCTTTAGACATATGGCCACCATCCATTCCGGCGATATTACCACCACCTACATTATTAACTGGTTCTTCATCCATAGCACTTAGCTTTGCAGCAATTGCCATCTTACGTTTTTTCTCTTTTGATTTACCTTTAAACTGAGGAGCGTCTGAGTCTTGAAAGTCGTCTATCCAAGCACCCATATCATCACTCTTTTTCAACTTTTCGTTGACATTTTCAGCTAACACAGTATAATGGTTATACCTACTAGAAAATAATTCCATAGATTCTTGTAGTTGTTCATCACTTATGTCTTCAGTAAGAGTTGATTCATCTGTGAACACTTTATATTCTTTAATGAGGAATAACGCAGCTGCGTATGTAGCAAATCTAGAACTACCACCAGGCACTTTAGCTAGGAGTTTCTTTAGATTTGCTATCATTCTATCAAATATACCCCACGCCTTTCTCTGACGAGAGTTAGTAAATTCTTTTGATTTAATTAAGACATTACCCTTATCATCAATGATGCCGAGTTTATGTGCTTCCCATTTATTAAATGGTGTAGCTAAACGTCTTATAAATTGATAGACTAAAAATAGATCTACTACCATTTGTTAAATTCCTCTAAGCTTTTCGCTTATACTTATATCTGAAATAATATTATCTTTACTAAGCATAATATCATCATATTCTATTACCGAAGGCATAAAGTTTAAATACTCTACGAACGGCTTTAAATACTCGTGATAGTCATGTAGCTTCATAAAGAGCATGTTAGTTGCTTCAGGTCCAAAAATATTATATATGACGATCAAGTGGTTCAAAATCAACCTTTCTTTCAAATCATTATCTTGTCTATATCTACCAAAAAGTTTACGTAAATATTGAAATCTTTTCAAGTCCTCATCGAATTCGATTATATCAGTACAATTAGGATTGTCGTAATACTTCGAAGCAAATAACAGAAAGGTTGATTCTGTTAATTTCATTTTGTTTATGCGTCAGCTACAATCGCGTCTTCAACAGCTGTATCACCAGTAACACCTAAGTCGCCAGCAGCAACTGCGGTTACTTTCATCGGTACCAAGCATTCTGCATAATGACGGCTATTTGATGTATGATACAACCACCAGCCTGGACCAGTAATACCTTTAGCGCGGTTAGATGCAATGCCTGCCTCTGTAAGGTCGACAAAGATTGCGTTATCGCGATCGTTTGATTTGTTTGTGTTTGATGCAGCATCTTCCAACCATTTTGGTACGGAAGCTAGTGCATCTGTTTTTCCCCATAGTGCCATTGTTGTTCTCCTAGTTTGGGTTAATTAATAGTTTGTGACCTGGTCTTTATCGCCACCAGCTTTCGTAACTAATTTCTTAGTAGCTCTCATAATACCTTTTTTACGCTTAGACGTATTCTGGAAATCAGAAGCATCATCAGAAGCTTTATTAATATAAGTTCCTAACTTTTCAGGCGATAATTCATCAAGCTGATCTGTTTCTTCGTTTTTCTTTTTACGCATCATAGCAAAATCGTCACCGTCAATGTCTCCATCGTTATCTTTATCTAACGCCTTTTGTCCACCAGAAAGTTTCTTTTTACTTTCTTCTAATTCGTTAATGAATGTACTAAACCGTTTCATTTTGATTTCCTTTTTGTATGTTTACTGATAGTATTTATAAAAAAATTACCATTTGACCTTATCAGCCCAATATGCGGCTGACATTTTCCCCTTAGCGATGTTTTTACCGTGGCGAGCCTTAAACGACTTACGTTTTGCTTTCATTTTATCAGACTCACCCTTTTTAGGATCACCAGCTGTACTTGCACCTTGCTGACCAAATCGAATTGTTTTAACTTTGTCACCATCTTTAGCAACAACAATATGACTTTTGGTAGGATGAGAAGGAGTACCTTTGGCTTTATTAAAACCGGCTACACCAGCGTTCTTTAAACGTGGATCTTTTTCTTCAGTATATAATTCACTAATATATGTTTTAAAAGTTTTCATCTAATATCTCTCTAGTGATCGTAATGCTTGCCATTATCGTGTTGACTATGGACTTTAAAGTGGTGTACTGTATAGCCGTCGGATGTTTTATGTGATTTAACATGTTTTAATTTAGTTCCAGCTGGAAGAACTGTTTCTTTTTCAGGATGGTTGGACTGTTGGCGTGCGCCTTCGCCGTCTATATGAACGGCTTTAGTTTTCTTATCGGCGTGAATTGCAAGAATATGTCCGCTTCCAAATTCTTTTGCTGATTTATGATCATGTGATGTAGACATATGAGCTGGGTTGTGAATTATACCTTTTGGATGTTTTGCAGCTGCTGCACCAAAGTCGTGATGTGAACCGTGATACAAAGTTATTTTTTTACCAAGAGGTTTAGAATGTTTATGGATTGTGTGATGCACATGGGCTTCGCTATTGCGAATATGTTTTTGCTCGTGACGATCAGGAAATTCACTGTGGTCATCCCAATGCGAATGGTCCATTTTATGTATTTTGTGCTCGTGAGCAGCTTTTTTACTGTAGCCTTTGTGATGATCAGGACTTAATCCTTTTTTATGCTGACTTATTAAATGCTCATTCATTTCTGAAGAGTTACGTTTAAAATGACCGAAAGCTTCACTCTCATGATTGTCATCATGTGCGCGAGAAGAATGGTTTGATAGATGTTCACTGTGATCTGTTTTATTATGACTCGCAGCGTGATCAGCTAAAGATTTTTCATGATCTGCTTTAACGCCAAAAGCTTTTTTAACTTTTTTTATTATAGATTCGTTAGTATCTTTTTTCTTTTCTTTTTCTTTTTTCCTGTCGAATGAAGTATCATGAGCAACAAAAACGTTTCCATCTTTATCTTTATCAAAGCCAGGTGTAGCCTTATCTTCTTGTTCTGCTATATATTGTTTAAAAGTTATCATTTTTTTACCTTAGAAGCTAAGTCTTTATCAGCTCCTCCCCAAGTACCAGAAGACTTTGTAATGAAAGAATTTACCCTAGCATGACCCCATTGTTGTGGAGTTGTGCCAGGTTTATGTCCAGTACGCCATGCCGCAACACCTCTATTATATACTTTACGCAAAATACCTGCGGCCATACCCGATTTTTTTGCTTTATCTGCTAAAGATTTACCTGCAGCGTCTTCTCCTAAGAAATCAAACTCTTCGTTTGTAAAACCCATTGCGCGTGCTTTCTTTGTATGCTTTGACTCTTTAGTCTTAGCATCTTTATCTCCTGGAGCAGGTTTATAAGCAGCTGGATTACCATCATCCATCTTTGCGCCTTTTTCAAAATGACGTTCTCTGTCATCTTTTTGTTTTTTAGGAATGCCTTTATAGTAACTAGCGTTTTCTGTAAACTGAATAAATCTTTTCATACTTTCACCACGTCGTTTGGGGTTCTAAAATTCTTTTTGCGCATAATAGTTTTATGCGTAATCTCAAATTCACCTTTGTTATAATGAATAACAATAGGCAAATTTAAATCTGTATCAATATCTTTTAAAACAGCTTGCACATCAGGCCCTAACTGTTTAATTGATTTGCCTTTTCTCTTAGCAATCTTTTTAAACAGTTTCTGAAGCTCTGCTATCTTAATCTCTGGTTTGTTTCTTGGATCATTCATCCTATCTGCGAAATGTCTAGAAAACTCGATATCGATATTGTACTTATTAAGCAGTTTATCACCAAATTTTTCTAAATCAGTAATCTGTCTCTGAGTTACTCTTTCGCAAAAAAGCTTAAATCTTAACATTTATTAACTCTTTTCTGACTTCATATAATCTCTTGCGGTATCAATATAATCAGTGGCCTTAGTAATTTTGCCTTGAACCCATTCTGGTAGATTATCATCATCGCCTAGCATATTAGACAATTCAGTTGCAGCATCTATCATAGTGCGCAAAGATGTCTTAGCCATGCTTCCTTCTTGATCGTATTCACCAGGATTTTGGTCTTTTGCTTCTAAGAATGACTTAAACTTTTTCATGAAGTAGCTCCTGATTTAGTTGGCTTTACCGGTGCATTAGCTCTTTCTCTTGCTTTAGCTTTTGCAGCATCGTATCTTGCTTTCATCTTAGTAAGTCTTTCACGATCTTTATTCTTTTGTTCGGCTTTTTTAGCTTTTTTCTCAGCTGCGTCTGCTCTCCCTGCTACAGATGCTCTTCTGATACCCTTACCGGCTAGGCGTGTTCCACCTACAACTGTTTTAGCAGCGCCTTTAAATACGCCTGATAAAGCTGATCCAACAATACCTTCATCTACATCTTCTTTAGGTACACAATCTGGTACCATCTTATCGCCTTTTTTCTTCATTCCTACTTGTTTATGAGTATCCCAACAAGCTTCGTCAACTGCGTTGCAATTACAATGCTCACAAGTTGGTGGGCAATCGCAATCTTCTCTTTTAACGTCGGAACCACAACATTTATCTGAGCAATGAGTATCTCTTGCTTCAATAACAAATTGTTTAAAACTAAGCATTGGGAGTGTCCTTTTTAAATCTATTAACTAATTTATCAGTACCTTGTTCTCCTGCACCAGCTTCTTCGCCGTAATTAGCTTTTAATGATTTATTTGAGCCGTATCCGTCACCCTTATCTTTATTAAGTCTATCTCTTAAAGCTTTTAAATCAGCCTTTAGTTTAGGTTCATCACCAACTTTTCTAAGTCCTGACTTAGTAATAGACTTAACAGAAATATCCATCTCGTCTACCTGGGCTTCATTTTTCTTATCATTTCTCGATGCCCATACTGCTTTACGTTGAGCATCTGAAGCATATTTCTCATTCGTATTTTTCTTTGAGCGTTCTTTATCCATCATTGCTTTAATCTTAAGAAGTTTATCTTTATCGCTATCTGTCACATCTGGTCTTTTTGTAAAAGCAGTTTGTCCATCAGGAATAGTAGCTTCTTTTTGTAAAGCCTTTCTTAACTTATCGGCAGCTCTTGTATTATACAGTCTGTCGCCTTCTCTGCGTTTTTTCATAGTCTTAAGTTCAGGAGAATGATCAGCTCTATTGCCGTCTTTATCTTTACCTCTAAGAATTTTAGCAGCTGCAGAGTTTGCTGCACGATCTGCACTGTAATCAGCTTTCTTTTTATAGCTCATCATTGTTTCAGGCGATAACTCGTCAAGTTGTGCTTCACCAATGTACTCATCTCCAGCAACATATCCTGGCCGGTTGTTTGCAGCCGGTTTTGGTTTAACTTTAGTAGGATTTCTTTTGGTTGTAGTAATAGATTTAATGCTTGTTGGCTTAGGGTCCATATGCTTTGGTTGACGTACACCGTTTGTTGACTCTTTCATTCCGTGCTTTTTTCTGAAATCAGCTAAATCTTTTTCAGCTTCTGCCGATCTTTTCTTTGCAGCTTCTGCATCTTTAACATTGTCGGAATGCATTTTATTTACATCCATTCCTTTTCTTTTTAGTTCTTGAGAAAATCTTGCACGACCAAATGCTTCGTTTTTAGCAACAATGTTTAACAAAGATCTTTGAGTTGCTGCTTCTTCCACGTCATTTTTTTCTATTTCTTTATCAACTACGGTTTTACGACGCTTAAATTTTCTTTCGCTGTCTTTTGGTATTTCACCAATTTCTTTTTTATCTTTAATCTTTTCGTTTGCGAGATCTGCTAAATCAGCTGCTTCTTTCTTAGGCATACGTGCTGCAAGATCAGTCGTCGATACACTGGTTTTTCCTTTAGCATTACGTTCCTTTTCTTGTCGTTTCTTTGCCATCGCTGTGGCCTTTTGAACGTCAGCAATCGATAGCTCTTTGATCTCTTCTTTTTCCTTTTTAACTGGTGCGTCTTTTGACATGGAACCTGACTTAACTACGCCTGAGTTTTTAATTTTATTAATTAACTTTAGCCTTGTGTTTTCTTTAAAGCTTTGCATATCTTCTCGTCCTTGTTCGCTACTAACGTAATCTTCTGTTGTTTCTAATAAATTGAGGATCTCATCAAAATCATCAACACTTTCTTCCATTTTAGGTTTATACATTCTAAAACGTTTATCGAATTTTGGTTTGTTATCTTTATCAAGAAGCATATGAGGACGCTTGCCTTGTCTTTGACCCCACATTGTTGCTTCATTTAAATTATTATCTACCATGCTTGATAAAGAAACAGACTCTTTCTTAGCATGTGTTTTTCTTGCGCGTTCAGCAGTTTTAACACTTGGCAATAACTTACGAGCCATAGCATTCAATCTAGATGCTGGTAACTTAGAAATTCTTTTATCGATGACTATCTTTTCACCAGCGCTCATTTCAGCATATCTTTTATTTTTAGCGAATTTGGCTTTTAAATTGCGTATAGCTTGTTTACGTGCTCTCTTTTTAAGTATTTCGACTGATGCCATTCTGCGGGCAGCTTTTTCTCTACCTCTTTTAATCTTAAAACGATTTTTACGCATTGTAATACCGCGTGCACGTCTTTGCATTCTGGTTAAAAGAGCCTCGTTAGTCTCTTCTTTTTCATCCAATGTAGGTTCTACATCTATATATTTTGAACTGTCAAAATTCTTAGAATTTTTCTTTTTAGATTTTTCATCTGTTTTAACGTCTTTATCATCAGCCATGAGAGCAATCCTATTGTATTGAGATTTATTTCTATTTATAATATTTATGAAAAGAGGGTATAAATTCATAATTAGTATGAGAACTTTCTTGCCATATGGTAGATTCCCTTAACCATCCTATAGCTGGTGTAGGTGATGCTATAGTTAAAGGCATTGCAGTTCTGCGCTGTCTTCTAATAAAATAATCATTATCTATTGCGCTATGAACACCTTGTATGCTCAATTCATTGAGCAAGAACTTAGCAGTTCTTTTAGTTATTGCATAAGCGTGAGCTCCTTCGTGCCCGTCAATTCTTATTAAATCATTAGGAACACCAGCAGATTTGTGATCGTATCTATCTTTATCTTTAACTTTGTAACCAAGAACAACGATAGTATTTTCTGGTATTTGTATAGTTACTGGTTGTAACATAACTGCGTCATGTTCTAAAACTATACCTACATCGTGGTCAGACTTAGCAATTTTCTGCCATATCGCAAAATGACCAGCTGTAGCACACATAGCTTTATGGCCAGTAGAAGGGTTATCGATGTGACTGTATGTTTCTACAGGTAAACCAGGGATATTTAAAGTATTAAAAGCCATCTTTCCAGACATGTTTTGAAACCCGTTAAAATACTCCCAATCAAGTCCTATATTGTTGCAGCTATCAGAACAAACTTTAGCATATTCATTCGATGTTTGAGTATCAATCTTTAATATGTAAGCTTTCATACATAAGTCTCTTCTAATAATTCATTATACAACTTAACATCTGAACCAAAGAATTTGTTTAAATTATCAGTGGCAAACTCGTTAAACTTTATTTCGTTATCTCTGTTTTTTCTAAAGTCTGTCTTATGCTGTGGTAACATATGTGTTACCGATAAGTCTAATTCTCGCATTAATTGACTTAAATCATTATGAAAGTTTTGATACAACCAATACTCTCCTACAATTTTGTTATCGATTTTTAAAAAAGATGATTGTAATATACCAGAGTTAGGTTCACCTATAAAAGGACCGTTTGATGTCCAATCGTTGTATTGTTCAATGCTCGCTTGAGAACCAGGTTGTTTCCATTTTTTATAAAAGTAGTAAAAACTTTTTTGTCTATCGACTGGATCTCTTATAACACAAATAGAACGATATGATAATGCCTGTTCTTTCGTAATAATATTATTATCAATTATATCTTGCAAAGTAAAATGATAAAATTTGAAATGAGTTTTATATCTATTAATAATATCCTGACTCAATGTTCCTTTTATATTACTATCTTCTACTGGCGTGTATATAGCATCAGGATCGGGAATGTTTTTAATAAAAAACTCTGATAAGCTGCTACTAGCGGTTTTCGGAGATCTTAAAAATATCAATTTATATTTGTGAGATATGTACATTATAAACCCTTATCATATGTTATACTATTTGCATGGCCGGTTGATCCCCATTTATGATCGGCATAAACCTTATCAGGTCCATCATATCTTTTAGCTCCGCCAATGTAAAACAAAGGAATGAAGTAATGACTGGGCCATACTGTAAGTTGATGCATCCAATGCGGAACATGACGAGCTAAGAATAGATTTCCAGTTGATCTAAAAGGTTCTGGGCTTAATTCGTTTGGTGTTAATATATGTAATGTATCTATGACATGTTTTACGAAAGCATTACCTGGATTACATGCCATAATAGGTTGAATAAAGTTTTGTCTTCCTTTTTCATTTTCATAACAAGAATAAGCATGATCTTTTGGTGAAGTAAACAACTCATCAGTATTTTCTAAGCAAGTCATATCAGCTTCTGGCCAAAAGCCACCTCTTTCATATAACAATTCATATCTTATTAAGTCTGATACTCCTGGCCACTTTTGCATTGCATAGTAACGATCAATTAAATGTTGGTTATGCCATTTACGATTATGAAGCATACTATCATCAAATATAGAATATTCCCAGTCAGGATGTTTATCTCGCCAAGTGTGCATCCATGTAAGCGGAGCAGGCTTAGGTCCTATCCAAATCTGTGTCAGCTTCTTTTCAATATTCACTTTTGCACCCACCAAATAAAATCATCTTCAACGTTCCAAGAGTTTTCACCGTAAAATTCTGTAACTGCTTTTTGTACAGTAGGGAAATGAATATCATGTCCAAATACAATACCACCTTCTCGTACTTTACTATCCCACGCTTTAATATCACGCAAACAACCTTCATATCCATGATCAGCATCGATGAATACAAAATCTAATGAACCATCATAAACCGTCTTAGCAGCTTCTGTGGTATAGTCTTTAATTATATCAGTTCTATCTGGGTGTTTTATTGAAAATTCTCTCATATCGTCATAATATGCGTTATGATTCCAAGCATGACCATGTTCGCCTGGAGTCCACTTTTCTGGACCATTATTTTCTGGTTGTGGCTCGTATAAATCTACACCGATTAAATGTAAATTCGGACAATTATTAATTAAATATTTGTAGTTAACGCCATCGTGAACTCCTAGTTCTGCGCCTCTTCTCCAACCGTTAGTATTTACGAATCTTGCTAATGTTTGCCACCTATAAACATTACCGCCATCATTACCTCTATCACGTATTCTTCCCATAATATTTCTCCGTTGAATCAAAAAAAGGTAGACAACTTAATGCCTACCCTTTATTTATACGGATTTATAAAGTTATTACTTTCCGCCTTTTTTCTTCTCACCTTTAGGCTTTACGTAAGTGTGGTCTGGATCGATCATAGGTCAGCCATTATTTCTTTAAGTCTTTTCTTTGACTTGCCTTTAATCTTTTTACCTGGAACAGATAAACCATCTCCGCCATCACCTACAACGACAATAGCAATCATGCCCATTGTTTTATGTGGTGAACATTGATACAAATATACACCAGGTGTATTGAACTGCATCTCAACTACTTTATTTAATTTTGATTTCTTAGGCAACTTCCATCCGTCTGGTCCTGCAATAAATTCTACGTTATGACCTTTTGATGTTGGTATCCATGTGATAATCTCACCCACTTCGATACGTGTAATATCTTGTGAGTAAACCATCTTAGCGCCATCGTCGCGCTTGTTTAACATTTCGATTGTTACGTCTGCGTTTGCTGCGCTCACTGTAAATACTGCGGCGAAGACTGCTAAATAAAAATAAAGTGTTTTCATATTATATCCTAACTTGTTTTATACATGTTGTGTTTGAATTCTGAGATTTCATCAGCTTTATCATACATACCCATTTCTCTCAACTGCTTAATACTCATGCAGTAACTTCTATATTCCATTAATTTCATAAATCGTTTAAACATTACGTTTCCTCTTTGTTACAGCTTCTTACAGTCGAAGTATGATTTTTCTAACTGTACTGGTACACCGCCTTGTGCGATACACGCTTCTTTCCATGTGGGTTCTTTAAACTTAGTAATCACTGCATAAAACCCAAATGCTATGCATATTAATATTAGAGATGTCATTACCACAAACATATAGAAACCTAATTTCTGTACTACTTGCGCTGAGATCTCGAGGTGTTGTTCACCAACCATTAGATCGCAAACATTAATAATAATGCTACTAAGAATGCAAAGATTCCTAATGCTTCTGCAAATGCGACTCCTACAAACATTGTACCAGTATCCGGCTTCTTAGGCATTACTTTAAGTACACTACCAACAATCATTCCTACTGCGATGGCTGCGCCACCCATACCAAATGTTGCTAACCCTGCGCCAATTAATGCGCCCATTGTTGCTATATCACCAGTCATTATTTACTCTCCAACATTAATCTTCTTGCTTCTTCTACATATCCTTGACGATATAATTCACTTGCAGCTCTTGCTCTACCTGCTGACTCACCAAATGCCCATAAGAACATTCCAAGAGCAACTAAGCCTTTTGCTAATAATCTAAAAAATTTTGGCATTCTTACTGGTTGTTCACCTGCGATTTCCATTATACAAAACCTTTTAAGTTAGAGTTAGTTGATGCATATGGTAAAGTATCGCGTTTACGATTATCTTCCCATGTGTCGTTTGCGATCGAGCGAATGTCTCCACGACTGATACCAATGTCGCTAAGTTCGCGATCTGTTAATCCTTGGAGGGTTTTGAATGTTGCTCGTGCTTCTCTACGCTTAGCCATTGCTGCGCCGAATTTTTCGAAGAAGACTACAACTTTGTATGCAAATACTGATGCTGCAGATGATTCGTTATTTAGTGTGTGTGCCATTCTGGTACCTTTCCTAATAAGTGTTAAACTGTTTTACAATTTTATTTATTAAGGAAATTGGTAAATTAGCATGCCCTATTTGGCATTGCGGTTATGCACCAAGTGAAAATGTGACAGTTTGTCATTTTATAAATAAAATAAAAAAAGAGGTTGCAATGTCTAGTATTCATTATTTAAAAAGATCACAGAACGAAGCAGTAATCAAAGTATACGTAACAGACTCATCTGGCGATACTGTTGATGTTGCACTATCAGACCTTGCCGCTGCTGGCGAAACTTTTGATTCGGGTACAGCTTCTGTTACAATTAAAGAAATATTTTGGGGTTGTAAAGTCAACAAACACGTAGATGTATCTAGGTGGGATGGCGCAACTGCTCACGGACATTATTATTTTGTTAACTCTGGTTCTCATGAATATACAGGTTTCGTAGACAA